CTACCGCGCCGGAAATTTCTTATACAAGGTGCACACCGCAACGTCGTAAATAATCGCCACCTGCTTTCTGTCCACTCCGTTTGCGATCAGCCTGCCAGCCTGCGCCCATTGCTCAGGGGTTAACTTCGGCCGTCTGCCGCCTATGCGCCCTTTCTCCCGGGCTGCCGCCAGTCCTGCCCGGGTGCATTCCACGATTAACTCCCTCTCCATCTCGGCCAGGGCTGACATGATGTGGAAGATGAAACGACCCATTGGGCTGGAAGTGTCGATGCTGTCCGTAAGGCTTTTGAAGTGGATGCCGCGCTGCCGTAGTTCGTCCACCAGCAGCACTAAATTTCGCATGCTTCGCCCGAGGCGATCCAGCTTCCACACCACCAGCGTATCGCCCTCATTCAGGGTTCGCAGAAGCTTTTTAAGCGCTGGCCGGTTCGCTACCGTCCCGCTCATTTTTTCCTCAAAAACCTGTTCACATCCTGCGCGTTCGAGAGCTTGTCGCTGAAGATCTGTGTTTTGGTCATTTGTTGACACCCTTACGTAGCCAATTTGCATATAATTCACCCAACATTTTTTACAAATAAAATCAGGTGAAGTTATCGGCATGGCTGCCACAGGGCAATCTATAAAACGTCGGTTTGGGAAACAGCGCTACACGAGACGTTGAAAGTCAGTTTTCCCCAGGTTCCGCGTATCTGAACGGAGCTGCTGTCATGACCCAGGTTCATCGGGATTACCGCAGTCTCGCCTCTTATGACTCTATAGCCCAATATCCTCTCGGCATGACCTTCGGGATTCAGTCCGGTGGTAATGCGTGGGGAGGAGGAAGCGGAGTAGATACATATACGGGTATGCTAACACTACGTGGGTGGCATGATCCGTCAGGTGGTGGCTATGTGTCGTGGCAGCTTGCGTCAACCTCTCAGGGACTGAAGTATCGTCAGGGCAACGGTACAATTCAGGGCAATACTAACGTCGGGTTCTCAACGACGCACACCCTTTATTCGACGCAGAACACCACGAAAGCCAGTGATGGAACGCTTAAAGTTGCATCACCGGTGATCAAAGTATTTTCAGATGGAACATACCAGACTAACGATGAATCTGAGGGCTGCACTGTAACCCGCGTGAAAGTTGGGGTGTATCTGATCGAGGGCTGCATGGGGATGAACTCTGATGCTGCGTGGGGGGGTATTGATGGCGGGTTCGATATCCCTGAAGATCGCAACGGGCAGGCCCTGATCTGGCTGGACTATGAGGTTAATGCCGACGGGTCGGTGCTGGTAAGAACTTTTCACCGGGAATACCCGACAGCGCCGGCATTTGCGAGGAACTCACGGGAAGGTTACGCGGATGGAGACCCGGCCGATATTCCGGCCGATCAGTTTATCAGTGTCCGTGTAGAGATGCCGCAAAACAGTATCTGGAATCAGCGTGCGGCTATGGCTGAAGTTCCTGACTCATCCGCTGATTAAAGGCAGAATCATAAGGCATATCCAGGCGAACATCGATCCAACTGTTCACCGGCACGTCCATTGGTTCCCCTTTCGTTTTGACGATCTCCCCGTCATCGCTCAGCAGATATCTTCGCTTGAACAGGCGGATAGTAAGTCCGCCGCTTTCGGTTTGCTCGCCCTCAACCACACCCAGTTCTCCCATGCCTCCCGGGTCCATTGGAGGGAGGAGCTGCCATCCCTCTGACGCCAGGCCTGCCGAACCGGTCAGCATGTAAACCCCAACATCGAGGCGGGAAAGGGTTATTCCCTCCGCCTCGGCGTTCGCAGTACCGCAGCCGCACCAGATAAAATCATTTTCATCAATATCGGTGCGCTGATTCTCATTCTGAGATTTCACGATTCTGGCCATCGGCGAAGCTGCTTTCAGCGTGCCATCGGAGGCTTTAGTGGTATTTTCAGAAGTGTAAACAACTGAGCCTGGCTTCACAGACAGCATTGTTGAGAATGCATCGGTGCCGTTATTTCTTCCTGCGATTTGGTAAGAGACGGCACCACCAATGCCTGCAATACCTGCCCTGAAGCGAGGAGTACCGTTAACCATCACCGTATGAGCCCATACACTACCCACCGTTGAAAGTCCTTCAACGGTAAAAGCGTAAGGGTTGCCAGCGATAGCGGAGAATGATCGCTTCGTCTGATGCCTCTGCATAGTCAACATAAAGCCCATCTCGCGCCACCTCCAGCACGTTCTCGACCACCAGCTGCGACTGCTGATAAATGCTGGTACCCGCCCCGTCAGCATTGTCCAGCAGGTATTTCAGCTTCTCCGGGCCATTAAACGTTGGGTCTTTGCGATACGCCATGCCAAGCATGCCGATCTTCGTATTGCCAGCAATGGCGTAGAACACCGCACGGCTTAGATAGTCCTCATTGCGCTTGCGATTGCGCGTGGATTTATCGGTTGGATCGAGATAAGGCAGATACTTATTGCCCGCCGCTTTTACGGCCTCAGCTCCTTTGCAAAAGTCTCTGTATTTCCGCCAGGCAGCAGAAGCCGCCCGGTGTTCTGGTCGAACCCAGGTGATGTCGTCGTTTGCCATATCAGAAAGTGGTGTCCATGGTGATTGAGTATGCCGGTTTCACGATGGGGTAATCCTTCACAATGAAGTACCCACCAGCATCATTGGGGTGATCGTTATCCGCTGATTTATCCGGTTCGCCATTAGCCGCCCAGATTTGCTGCTCTAGGCTCTCGGTGTAGACCGGACAATTCTGGACGTTGACCAGATAGCGGCGCTCACCGTTGGCGTTGCAGAACATGGCGTTCATCGAGTTAATGCGGTCTTTAACCGGCGGGTTGGCATCATCAACGATGACGCTGAAGCCGGCATCGTTAAGCTGGGCAATATCCGTCTTGCTGGCGTTCTGCGATTTGCGGGAGTCGCCTGACGCATCCGGGTAGATGTAAATCTCCCGGCTCTTCACATAACGCCCATCCTCATATCGCCAGAACTCTTCCTGGATGCGCTTAATCATCGCCGGAGTATCATAGACCTTCACCAGTTCACGAACCGCGCGCAGCAGGCCATTACGCTTTACGTGAACAATCGCGGCCATTTTTCCCACGTTGAAGTCCATACCGATAAACAGCGGATCCCCATCCTGAATCTCATCAGAACAATTGTTCAGCTTACGGTTAAAGGTGTGGTAAATGGTCCCGCTGTTTAGGTTCGTGAACTTCCCGCGCAGGTATGCCTGAATCAGTTCATCAGGATAAGAACTCAGCAGCGAGGGAATGTAATCCGGGGGCAGGTTCTTTGCATTGTCGAACGTACTGGCCTGTATCAGACCGTACAGAGCAGAAAGCTCGGGCTTTTCACGCACCGCCTTCACGAACTGCTGGTAGACGAATTTGAAGCCTTCCGGCGTTGTGGTGACATCGATGCCGTTACGCAACCCATCGACCTTGTAACGCATACGGGCTATGATTTTTCGCCATGCCTGTTGCGCTTTGGCTGCCGCCATAACGTCCAGCTCATCAACCATCGCGTTACCGATTTTAAAGCCGACTATCGAACCTGGCTTTTCCATCGAGCGGCAGATTGTTGTCCCGCGGTACCGCCTCCCCTCGTAAAAGTGAACCTCTTTGTTCCCCTCGTTGATTTTAACGCTTAGACCCCAGTCAAAAGCCACCTCTTCAATCGTCGGGTAGAAGATGTCACGAATCTGCGGATATGTTGGAGCGAAGTAGCCCTGGTTGATTTTCGGATGCTCCCACATCCCTTTACAGATGCCGCCACAACCCACCCACGTCTTGCCGGAACCGAACCCGGCAACGTAGGCTTTGAATTTGTGCTGCATCGCGAGGAAACGCGCCTGAGGAATGTTAAGTGTCGGGCTGATCCCCATCTTCCGCCCTCGCGTCCACTACGTTGATATTAATCTGCACTGGGGTCGGTTCGTCATCATCACCATCACCGGCCAGCTCTTTGCGGAGTTTTTCCACTTCCAGCAACCGGCGGTCGATTTCGATCTGCTGGAGACGCTGAGCGAACTCGCTATCCGCCAGGCCAAGCCGTTTCATTACGGCTTCGAACATTCGCTCACGGCTGATAGCGGTTTGACCTGCCCCCAC